AACTCTCCATATAATATAAAATGTCTGGTGGTATCGCCCAACTCGTCGCTGTCGGTGCTCAGGATGTGCACCTCGTCGGTCAGCCCGAAGTCAGCTTTTTCAGGTCGACGTACAAGCGTCACACGAACTTCTCTCAAACTGTCGAGCGTCAGGTCATTCAGGGCAACGTCTCGAACAACGGTATGTCCACCATCCGCTTCGAGCGTAAGGGTGACATGCTCAACTATGTCTACTTCATGCCTATCAAGTCTGACGGTACCCAGTCCAACGTCGTCCCCGACTGGACGACCGCTATTTCCAAGGTGGAGCTTCTCATCGGTGGGCAGGTCATCGACGAGCAGGATTCCTTCTACTCGACCCAGATTGCCCCCACCCTCTCCGCGACCTCCTCCTCCAAGTCGGTCTCTGGTGACCTCTACGGTGGCTCCACCAACGAGCGTTTCTACCCCCTCCGCTTCGCCTTCTGTGAGAACTGGCAGACGGCGCTCCCCCTCATCTCCCTCCAGTACCATGATGTCGAGCTTCGCATCACTTGGGGTTCGGGTGCCTCCACCTACAAGTGGGAGGTGTACGCCAACTACGCGTACCTCGATACCCAGGAGCGTGAGATGTTTGCTGCTGCTCCCCAGAACATGCTCATCACCCAGGTGCAGAAGGCGATTTCCTCGGGCAACAAGATTCAGGAACTCAACTTCAACCATCCCGTCAAGTATCTCGCGGCTGCGAACACCACTGCTGTGAACATCGTGACGGACACCAACAAGGTGAAGCTTCAGATTAACGGTACCGANGTGGCCGACTTCAAGTTTGGTAACCCCAACTTTACNTCGGTTCCCCTNTACTACCACACCTCNCACGGTTCCAGCACCCCAGGTGCCAAGCTGTTCACTTACCCCTTCTGCCTCGATACTGGCAAGCTCCAGCCCACGGGTAACCTCAACTTCTCGCGCCTTGACTCCGCTCGTATCATCAGCGACACGACTGTAAACACTGACGACATCTACGCTGTCAACTACAATGTCCTCCGCATTGAGAATGGTATGGGTGGTCTTTTATATTCTAACTAAATAGTAAACAATGTTTTGGAAGATTGTCTTCCTCCTTGCCATCGTTTTTGTATTGACGTACGATCCTAGCTCCAGGACACTCGAAAAGTTTGTCGGTCAGCCCATGACTGCTCCATCGACAGATAAATCGTGTGAACACGCGCATTACGAAGCCGTCCAGTTCGCTCAGACACCCTACCAATGTCCTCCCCAAGGGAAGACTAAGATGGGTGCTATGATGTAAAATACTTAAAAAGTAAAGCCCCCACTATAGTAATGATTCCCGTAAACCGCGAAACTGTCCTGACTGCTGCCACTATCGTCTGCATTCTTGGTCTCGTGTACCTTTTCAAAGAACTCAATAAGACCAAGGAGGAGATGGGCAACTTCAAGAACTTCTCGGCTCAGGTTGTTCGTCACTTGAGTCCACCACCCCCCATGAAACCTCAACCCGTCCCAGAGAGTGAATCTGAGCCTGAACCCGAACCAGAGCCAGAGCCAGAGGAGGTAAAATCCGAGGAATAAACATATTCCCTTATTGTAACTTGCGAATGCGCAATGAAAAAATACAAAGCAATCGCAATACCTGTGACGTTCGTTGACGATACGCCACGGTTCCTCACTGTGAGGGACTGGAGATTTAAGGATTGGATTTTTGTGACGGGTGGATGTAGGCGGAGAGAGATTTATAACCCCCTTCGATGTGCTTTGAGGGAACTTGAAGAAGAGACTAGGGGTGTGGTTGCCCTCAAGAATGGGGAGTACACCGAGTTTAAGTTTGTAGTCAATGAGAGTCCCACAGTGGAACTCGAGTACAATGTGTTCATCTTTTTCGTGGACTATACGAGGTCTGAACAACAAACACAAATTCAACGTTTCTATGATGAAAAGCGAAAGACGACCCTCAAGAAAATCATGAATCAACCCATCAGGAAGACCCATGACGAGAATGATTACATGAGTTACGATACACTCGAAGAGTTTAACACACGTAAACGATGGAAGCTCATCGTGGACAATGTCCTGAACAACCCAGAGTTTTACGCGTGTATAAGTTCTCCAATTAGAAAAACCTTTTCTATAAAATAATGAAGTCCAAGGCTTTCATTTTACGCCAAATCGGTGAACTCCTGGAAAAGAATCGAGGTCTCTGTGATGAAGAGATTGAGGAGTGGTACAAGGAAAATGAAAATAAGACTGTGTATGAGCTTCTTACGATAAAGAAACACTTAAGTCAAAACCAAGAATTTCAGGACGTCTCCACGATGAGATGGTTTAGAGAATAGATGCCTTATTCAGATATGTTTAAAAACTGGTGTGCAACCCAAGGGTTTAACAATGCATCCAAGCTATCACATGTGCTTATGAACGGGGGTAAACTCTCCGTGCCTTTTGATAGGTTGAATGAATTTTATGAAAAGTATGTGGAAGCAGTGAAGTCTGATGAAAAACTTTACGTCGTGGAGCAGAAGACAGAGACGTATAACTTTTTCGTGGATATCGATTACAAAGCTCCACAATCTCTAGGAATCGATGTTATTCAAGACATCTCCAAGGTTATATGTGACACAGTCAGAATCTATAGTGGGAAAGAATGTCTCATATCCGTGTCACCACCAAAGGTGTCTGGAGTTCTAATCAAAACGGGTATACATCTCAATTGGCCTAATTTCGTGGTTGATCAGAGTTCAGCTGTCGCACTTCGTGAACATATTCTAGTGTCTCTTTCTAAATTTAAAGGTGATATGGATTGGAATGAAATTATTGATTCATCTGTATATGGTGACACACGTAGGAAAACTAAAGGGAGTGGGTTTAGGATGCCATGGTCATTCAAACGAGCAAAACATGAAGCATGTGGTGGTCATGGATGTAAGGATTGTGAAAATGGTAGGGTTGATCAGTTGGCTTATCTCCCAGTTTTTATTTATAACACTGGTTCTCTCGTGAGAATAAGTCAAGAACCAACCGTTGAAATTCTTAAAATGTCAGCCGTTCGAACTAATGCACCCAAGACAGTTTCAGTAGAACCGCCTTCAGTATCCGCACGTGCCAAAGAAAGTTCTTTTTCAGAAGAACAAACGAAGGATGAAATTTATGACGAGGATTTGAAGAACAGAATCGAAACGTTTGTTCGAAAAAATATGGAGGGGCAGAGTGATGCATACATCAAGAAACTTTTCAAACATAAGGAGATGTATTATGCAGCGACGACTTCTAGATATTGTGAAAACGTAAAAAGAAATCACAGTTCGAACCACGTGTGGTTTATAATCAGTGGAAAGTTCATTCTCCAGAAATGTTTCAGTCGACACGAAACTATTATCGGACGTCGGGATGGCTTTTGTGAATACTTTTGTGGTCGCCGACACCAGTTGACGAATGATATCATTGATAAATTATATCCTAAAAAGGAAGTCATCAGTAAGTGTCCAGAAATCAAAAAACCCCAGGAGAAGCCAAAACCCACGACTAACGTCAAACCTCAACTCGAGGCTTTCATAAACAAATTCATGAAAGCTGACCAGGACACGGGGATTGTGACCACAACAAACAAGAGTGGAGTGATGACACTACTCACGACATCTAACTTTTGTGAAACAATTGGAGATAGACACGAAGATAAACTCATGTCTTACGTCATCAAGAAGAATCAAATTACACAAAAATGCCCTGTTTGCACACGTTCAAAGGCGAGAACGCATGTTTTGCCTCAAAGCATTGTAAAGGTACTTAAACAGTAGTGTACTTAAAAACCCAAAATGATTACTCGTTCAGGACGTAAGATAAAGAAACCTGCGGCGTTCGTGCCTACAGAGGATGTCGTAAATGATGATTATGGTGATGATGAGCATGATACTGACTTTGATTCCGACCTCGACACTGATGATGAGGAATATAGCTCTGAGGAGGATGAGGACGACGAGGAAGACATGGATGAGAATGGAAATCTCAAGGATTTCATCGTCGATGATGAGAGTGAGTCAGAAGATGCTTAAAAAAAACAAATTCTATATTAGAAAATGGAATCTGAGATAGGTAATCCCATTGAATACAACCCCACTCTCGACCCTTTAAATCAGGACAAGATGGAAGAAGAGCAACCAGAACCACAACAACCCTACTATATGGACTATCCACCTCCACCTCCACCTCCATCCCAAGAGTCAGAGAAGTTTGATTTTTCCAAGGTTGAAAAGTCTACTTGGATTATCGCCTTTGGTGTATTCCTTTTAGGCTTTTTTATGGGGAAAACCATGCAACCAGTGATTCTCAGGTACACCTGAGTAGGCGACAAATGTTCCAATGTCCCCATATATAGGTTCAATTTTCCCAGTCTCGTCACGATGAATCAGTGGTGAAGGATATACTGGGTGAATAAATGCGTCGCGCGTATCCTCGATAAATCCAGCAGTCGTAGAAGCTTCAGGCTCAGAAACTGTTTTGTTTTTTAAATTATACCCTGGTTTAAAAAACAAAATAAAGAAGGCACCGACCAAAAGTATTGTGACGACGATTCCTAACATTTCAGTTTACTGTACACGTACATTTTTTCTAAAGGTGAAGTTTTAGAGAAAATGGGTATGTAGTGTTTTATTTCATTTTATTTATTAGTTCTCTCCCTCCTCCTCTTCCTCTTCCTCCTTCACATCCTCAAGCTTAGCCTCAGCCTCGCGCTTCTTGCGACGCTCTTCAACCTCCGCAGCAACGATGGCGTCAGCCTCCTTGACAAGCTCCTCCATGGGGGTGTCAGGCTTCTCCTTCTTGAGACGCTCAAGAACCTCGGCGGGGTGAGAAATGGGTGCCTCATCAGGCTTGGTATAAAACTTGGAGTTCTCATCACCAGGGGTGAGCGAATTCTTCATCATCGCCTCCTTGCGCTCGTTGAACATACGAGTCGCCTGCGACTGGTTATCCTTGTATCCAGTCATAATCTCTTCGAGCTTCTCGTTGGTGTAGTGAACATCCTCAATCTTCGTAGGGTCGGGTGGAATGAGAAGCCACTTGTACATGTCTACGACATAGATGTCAAAGGTAGGGTCTTCCCTCTGAAGGCGCTTGGCATGGTTCGCCGCCTCGTCACGAGTCGCGAAAGCACCACGAATCTTGATACCGAACTTGTCATTCTTCTGGGGCGCCTCGGGTCCAATGACCGAGAGACAAGCGTAGATTTGTCCAGGTACGGTGGTGTAGTCAGTTTCGAGAGACATTATGACTATTTTAGTAGTTAAAACTTTAAGCCAATGTTATTGTAATATGCATCCATTTTGGGATAAGCAACCAGTACCACGTGAAGGGGTGGGTTCAGGTGAAATTGAAGACACACGTGAAACTTCAAAGAAGACGACAAAACTTCCAGAAGGTTTTGTATGGTCATCGTGTAGTCTTAAAGAAGCTTGCGCCTTCCTAAACGCACATTATGTTGGAAATGACACATTCCGTATGGGATACATGGTAGATAATCTCAAGTGGTCAGTGAATGATAGTGCAGCTATTCGTAAACAGGATACGAATGAACTCGTTGGGTACATATCGAGTGCGCCAGTGACTATGAATGTCGAAGCAAAGTCGGTGGATATGGTTCAGATTTCCTATCTGTGTGTTCATGGCGACTACAGGAATATGAATTTTGCTCCATTACTCATCACTGAAATTAAGCGGCGTGCCAACAGGAAGGGTGTGTGGCAAGCAATTTACACCGTACAAGCGAAGATTCCTACACCGATAACCAAAGCGCACTACTGGCATCGTTTCCTAAATGTCAAGCGTCTAGTGCAGACTGGATTTCATCAAACAAACAGACTCCGTGAAAGTTACTATGAAGTGCGGGGACCATGCAAGTGTCTATGGAGGAAGATGACACCCGAGGATGTACCCAAGGTGACTCGTCTTCTCCAGGAACATATGTCTAGGTTCAAGATTGCACCCGTCATAGATGAAACCTATGTGAAGACATGGCTTCTTCCAATCCACTCTTACGTCAACGACGCGACAGATGACTTCATTTCATTCTATGATGTGTTGTACGACCGCGTTGATGGTACAGATAGTGTCAGGCAGGTCTACAAATTTCATATCGTGGGTGACGTCTACAATGATGCTTTCCTCCTCGCGAAGAATTTGGGATATGACGTCTTCAATACCCTTGATGTGGGAGTTGAGACAGATTCTTTAGAAAAGTTGAAATTCCTTAAGGGGACTGGATTCATCTACTATTATTTGTGGAACTGGAACCTTAGTGAACGCGTTGAGCCTAAAGAAATCAATCATATCATCCCATAATGAAGACAGGAGGTTCAGGAGGTGCGAACACCAATGCGAGTGGAAAACCCTTTGAGGAGTGTTTTCGACCCACTGGAACCCATGACATAGGTGGCACACAATTCACATATGTTCATCAAGACCAATTTGTTGAGTTTATGAAAGACCTCAAAGACCCACAATGGGAACATAAGAAGAAGCCTGACGGCGCTCTCATTAGTGATGACAAGAAGACACTTTTCATCATCGAGTGTAAGCATCAGATTGTCACAGGTTCTGTCGACGAAAAGCTTCGCGCGGGACCATGCCTACTCGAAGAGTACAAGCAATTGTACCCTAGTGTGGAGAATGTGCATCTCATGTTCATCGTAAACCACTGGTGGTTCAAACAAAAAAAGTATCAAATTCCTATCGCGTTCAACGAAAAATTTGGGATTCCAGTATTTTTCGCGAAACAGGTTGGAGCCAAATGGAGGATTCATATCCAGAAAAATAATGATAAATGGACGATTTACCCAGCTTTTTATGGTGTCGATGAAGAGGCTATTTTTGAGTGGATGACGAAACAAGTACTTCAGTCGTCATAGACTCAGGTTTCTTAGAATGTATCGCGCGCCTTGCCTGTATTTCCATAATGTTGTAATCAGAAAATGACCTTGTCACTAAATCAACCTTCGCGTTACTCATGACAAAGTTGGCTCCCGAAGTCTTAGTCAATTCAAATAAATCCTCGTGGTCTTTCAATCCGAAGCCATCTTTTGTGTACCCCACGAAAGATGTTTTCGTCTCTGGTGCATAGGGTGGGTCAAGGTACACGAAGTCACCCTTACCTACATTCTTGAATGCCTCCCTAAAGTCGCATTGCCTAAACTCCACGTCCCTAATGAGTTCGCTCACATCCCTGAGTTCATCGAGTGTCATGAGCGTAGGTGTCGTCTTATAGTGACCATAGGGTACGTTGAACCCATTTGGTCCCTCCCTATATACACCCCTGAAACAGGTCTTGTTGAGGAACATAAACATCGCAGACCTTTCGGGTGTCTCCTCCTTCTTGGTATTGAACTTTTGACGAGTCCAGTAATAGTAATTTTCCTTGGACTGTTTCGCTTCCGATAGCGTCTTTGGTGTGCGATTGACCTCTGTACCTGTACACGAATCGTATTCCGTGAACAACTTCTTGAGGTGCTTATGTACAACCTCTGGACAGACTTGGATGTTTTTGTACAACTCGATAAGAGACCTATTAAGGTCGTATGCGCACACTTTACCCGTGACCAGTCTCTTTGAGAGGATACTCAAGAGAACACTCCCACCGCCAACGAATATTTCATGATAATTTTCAATTTTTGTAGGAAATGAACCTAAGACATCACTCATAATTTGTGATTTACCACCAATCCATTTGATGAAAGGTTTCATGTTTTGATTTCACATTAAAGTTTTAACCTCATCATCAGATATGGAAGAGATTCGAAAGAACCACAACGACGCCAAGAGAGAGTTGATACAGTCTGTAACGCAAAAGGGGTATCATATTCTCGACGTTGGGTGTGGCTTCGGGGGTGACCTTCAAAAATGGCACAAGTGTGGAGCAAACATAAACATGTGTGACCCAGTTCCAGAGGCACTTGAAGAGGCGCGGTCTCGAGCCAAGAACATGCACATGCGTGTCAACTTCTATGAGGGTGACATTCACCAGTGTCCAAACAGAAAGTTTGATGTCGTGTGTTTCAACTTTTCACTTCACTACATCTTCGCCTCGAAGGAACTTTTCTTCAGTTCGATACGTGAAATCAAGAAACGAATGAGAAATGGTGGCACCTTCATAGGCATCATACCAGATTCTGAAAAGATATTCTTCAACACACCCTATCAAGACGAGAGTGGAAACTTTTTCAAGATGCGTGACCATGGCAACGGGGGGTTTGGTGAAAAGTTATGGGTAAATCTGGTGGACACACCATACTACGCAGATGGACCCAAACCCGAACCAGTGGCATACAAAGACCACCTAGTGACACACCTGGAAGACATGGGTTTTAGACTACACCTTTGGGAGGGGCTAACGGGGAATCCCATCTCAGAGTTGTATAGTAAATTTATCTTTGTTTATAATAGATGATTGTTTTGGCTTTACTCATCCTCGCCAACTTGTGGCTTCTTCAGCAGACCCAGCAACCTCAGGAACTCGTGGAAGTCAAAGAAAAGTATAAAGTTCTCAGGGAACATCTAAAGGAGACCAAGAATGAAAAGTATCACATGTTGTACCGTTGTATCCCAATCACGGGTATGAAACGAATGGAGGGTTCGGTGGGTTCGAACACGAATAAGGGTGGTGAGATTGTCGTGTGCTTGGATGGTAACACCAATGAAATCTTCCACGTCCTTATCCACGAATTAGCACATTGCACAGTTAAGGAGTACTCACACTCTCAACAGTTTTGGGACAATTACATCGAACTTCGTAATATCTGTGTAGAGCTGGGTATCTACCAACAGATACCAAACAAGACCAAATTCTGTGGTCAGCACATTCAGGATAAATAATCTCTGTCTACTTTAAATGAAAACACCCTTGAGTTTTTTGTTGATGGCTATCGCCTACTGGATAGCCATCTATGGTGTAACACTTGTTCCCCAGCAGGTGGATAACTACTACGTCAACCTGATTTGGTTGACCCTCGTCATTCCCAATGTCCTGCGTCTCGTTGTTGGAAGCATCCCACGCCTGGCGGTCGACCGTCTCTTTTTCCTGTCTACGACACTGATTGCTTTGGTGTTGACCTTCGCCATCAACACACTTTCGAAGGAGACCAGAGAGGGTATTAAGAGTTCTACTGCTGACAAAAGTAAGAAACTGAAGACGAGCTTCTTACTCATGGGGACATTCGCAGCTGGTGCGTTGATTACGTATTATGCGGGTATCGATACCTCAATCTATAGCAATATGGGTTGGGAAAGGCCTGTTTAAGGCTTGACGATGTAGTCCTTGATGAAGTAGAAAACAACCGCCGCTACGGCGCCAGTAGCAGCGAGACCAACCATGCTCCTACCCCCTTGTTCGTTAAGGAACTTGGGGATAGAAGTCGCCAGACGGTCTTGCACGGGCTTGCTCACAGCCGCCGCAGCACACACACCCGCGATGAGGGCAACGAGCTGGTCGTCGGTGAGGTTGAGGGGGTTCTTCTTGGCAGGCTCCTGCGCCTGTTGGGGAGAAGGGTACGCACCCTGGGGTTGAGGAGCGGTCATCTGGGGCATCATACCCTGCATCTTAGGCTCGTCGGTCATCATAGGGGGTTCCATCATGATATCGTTAATGGGAGTGGAGTCCATCGTCTCTTTACTTTGACTCACATTTTTTTCAGGTGTAAATGACACAGATGGATTATCATTGAGGGGAACCATCCCCTCGCCATCATCCGCTAAATTCATGGTATTCACTTGGTCTGAAGCCATTTAATATATTCACATGTTTTTGAATTCAATGCTCAACGCGTCTTTGTAATCTTAAGGTTTGTCTTTTTGGTCGCCTTCTTGGCGTCATCTTCTTTCTGCTCCAAGTGCTTAGGGTTATACATCTTCTTGTGTAGACGCCAAAGGTCGGGACCACCAACCCTAAAGTTTTTCCTGATTGTCGCCTTGTACCAGAACACACAATCCTGAATCTTGTTGGACTTTACTGTATTGTCTAACACGAGGCACTCATAGTTTTCCGTACAAGCATCCATCACCTTACAGAACATATCGAAAGAGGGGAAGATACCGAAGAAGGACTTGTACAACTTTTCCCTATTCTGGATGATGTTTTCCCTGAGTATAAACACATAATCGACATTCGCACGAAGTGCTGGTGGCAAATCCATGACGTACTGCATCGTCAACATGAAGAAAATCTTCCAGTGACGACCGTTCATAAAACACTGACGAATACATGTGTCCTTCAAGAACTTACTGTCATACATACAGTCATCCAAAAGCATGAAGGCTCCACAATTATTCTTCCCCGCACCCACCAACTTTCTTTGCCTCGCCATCACCCGCTCTATCGCATCTCTGTCGTAGTCACCGTAAATGAACAGGTCTGGAATGAAATCGGAATAAAAGTGATTTCCCTCCTCTGTACCAGACAGTACAATACCCGCTGGAAGGTGTTTCTTGTGAAACATGATATCTTTCACGAGTGTCGACTTACCTGTGTTACGTTTTCCGATGAACACACAAACTCTATCGTCTGTAATCGTAGCAGGGTTGAATTTCTTCAGCTGAAGATTCATTCTACTGTAGTGGCTCGTTTTATTTAGCAAAATTTTACTCATATAGAGTAGGAATGGCTGGTCGCCTGAGACTCGCCGCCACTGGAGTCCAGGATCAATGGCTCACTGGTGAACCACAGTTTTCTTACTTTCTCATGAACTTCAAGAGACATTCAAAGTTTGCATTCGACTTTGTAGAGAGTCAGTTTAATGGGGACATAGACTTTGGAAATACGTTGACATGTAAAATTCCAAACGATAAGGGTGACCTTGTCAGAAATATGACACTAAAAGTCACTCTGACAGACCCAAATCCAACCGAAAATGTATGGTCAACCTCGATTATGTCACACCTGATTGAACACGCCGAACTTTTCATCGGTGGTCAGCCCATCGAAAAGATTACAGGTGAGTACATCTACATGCATCAGCAGCTGTACAATACGAATGATGATACCGACCAGACTCTCTATTTCCTGAATGGTCATGGAAACTTTCTGTCATACACTGGGACATACACGTACTTCTTAGACCTTCCATTCTATTTTTACAGAAATCCAAGTCTGGCTATACCCACATGCGCCCTAACTAAACAACTCGTAGAAGTTAGGGTCAAATTGAGACCACTCAGTGAACTCATATATTACGGCGCTCCAGACAACATCAGTGCCTCTATTCAGAAGTTTTCCATCGACACGGAGTTTGTGTACCTCACACCCGAGGAGACTGGTTTTCTAATGTCGAGACCNATGGACTANNTCATCACACAGGTACAGTTGGCACAGTTTAAGATGAAAGCTGGTGAAACGAAAAAGTCTGTGATGCTAAACTTTCAACACCCAGTGAAAGAACTTTTCTTTGTGTCTCAATCTGAGGAAGCTGTTCGAGACAACGACCCAAATTATTACAACACCATAGTCAATGCAGAACTTCGTTTCAATAATGAGGTTGTGTTCAATAGAAATGGTCTCTTCCTCACCTATGAACAGGCACTGAAACACCATGTCAACGCTCCATCAGCAGCCAACATCGCCAAGTTTGGAATGTACTCATTCTCCCTAAAACCTGAGATGCCTCACCCAACTGGACAAGTGAACATGAGTCGTATATCACACAAACTCTTCACGATTGAAATCAACCCAATCAATTCTGTGGACGACAACAACACCCGAATCTACGCCGTCAATTATAACGTGTTGCGTATCGAGAGTGGTTTAGCAGGATTAAAATTTTAGGTGAATATAATAGTAATGGCTGGACAGATTCAATTGACAACGTCTGGACCTCAAGAGAAGTTTTTCACTCTCGACCCAGATTACAGTCATTTCATAGAAAGTTTCAAAAAACATTCAAATTTCTCAACACAGTTTGTCGATTTGGACCCAGAAAATGCAGCCGACTTTGGTAAAAAGGTGCGATTCAAGATTCCCCAGAATCAGGGCGACTTGTTGAAGACACTCAGTCTGAAACTCAAACTCCCAGAACTCGTCACACCGAGTGCATGCTACATTGAGTCTGTTGGACACGCCCTAATTGAGTATGTTGATATCATCATCGGTGGTAAAGTGATTCAGAGAATTACGAGTGACTATCTCCAGATTTATTCAGAACACTTCGTCACACAGACCAAACAGTATGCTCTCGAACAACTCATCGGTAAATTTCCCGAACGTACGGCACATCGACGCGTTTCTGATAATGAAATCATTGCACGAAATACCCTAGGTACCACCGAGGATGAAAACTTTTTTGTAGACCTCCCGTTCTACTTTTACAATCATCCAGAACTTGCCATCCCACTGTGCGCCATCAAAGAACAGGAGATTGAGGTTGAGTTCAAAATCAGAGAAAAGGCGGACGTCGTGATTAAAACAAACGGTGACGCCATCATATTGGGTGATTTAGATAAGCAAACGGGTATCATCGATTTCAACCTTTGTACGGAACTCGTGTACCTCGACGCCATCGAACGTATCAAGATTGAAAATACGGACAGAGACTATCTCATCACACAAGTACAACAAAACACTTTCGACGTTGGGGCGGGTGTTAATGAGGGGTCGTTCAAATTAGACTTTGTCAACCCAGTCAAGGAATTATACTTTGTGATTCAACGTCAGGGAACAGCAGGTGACGGTGTCTCCGAAGGAAACTTTGTGACCCCCTTTGACTATGACAATACCTCAGCGACCCAAGATGGGAAGTATACCCTGTACGAAAACCTGGACTATCTCTCCCTCATACTGGATGGCCAAGAGGTAATTACCCAAGAGACTGGGAACGTCACATTTCTCAAAGCAGTGCAAGCGGCGATTCATCACTCGAAGACNCAGCTCATCAGACGGTTCTATTCGTATAGCTTCGCTCTTCAACCCGAGGAGTGGTATCCAACTGGGCAGGTAAATTTCAGTCTCATCAAGGAGCAAATACTCAAGATGAACCTCACTTCGTGTCCAGACTATGCGAGACAGATTCGCGTCTATGGTGTGAATTATAACATTCTACGCGTAAGTGAGGGAACCGCTAAGACTCTTTTTACTCTTAAATACTAAAGATGAACATGCAAACAGGTTTCGGTGAATCTCAAATGGCGGAGGAGTACATTAAAAGTATGACGGACATCATGCTTCCTGTGATGGAACAGGCTGTGCTACTCGCGGGTGAATATTGCAAGGCTTGTGGCAGAGAGGTGATTCTCCCAGAAGACATGGAATATGCGATGAAGTACTGTGCGATGTACACAGTGGGGCAACAGATTGGTACGATGTTCCCCGAAATTTATGAAGACGATGATGATGAGGACGAGGAC